TCATCCGGCCAAGCACGCCACCGACGCCACGGGCGCCAGCGGCGGCCTTCTCGGCTTCCGTAACTTGCGAGCGCAGTCCAGCGAGCACCGGCACAGATGTCATCACGCCAGCGCGCGAGGTCATGACAGAACTCTGCATGCCGGGGTTGGCTCGCGCGAACGCCTCCTTGCTTGCCAGGCGCGCACCGAGCAACCCCGCTTGGGCTTGAGCTGTTCGCGCTACTGCGAAGTTTTTGCCGAACGTGCTCAGACTGCTGCCTGCACTGCTCAGCACGCCGGGGATGCGGCGAGCGAGTAGCAGGTGCGCGCCGAGGGCCAGGAGGCCGAGCTGCGCGGCCGAGCCCATGTTGCCGAAGCCCTTGGCGACGACGGTCAGCCCATCGGCCAGTCCACCGAGGGCAGGTGCCAGCGCGCCACCGATCTTGATGCCCGCACTCGTGGCGGCGGCACCGAACTTGTTGAGCGAGCCGGTGACGCTGTCCAGTCGATCCTTAGCTACCTGCTCAGCCGACGCACCGGCCTTGATAGCCGTGTGCATGTCGTCAATGACTTTCTTGCCACCAGTCATCAGGACAACGAAGCCGGGCAGTGAAGCGTTCGTGGTGAGCTTGCCGATAGTCCTCTGTAGATCGGCTCCACCGAGCTTCTTGAAAATCTGGTCGTGCAACACCTGGGCGGCGTTGCCCATGCCGATGAAGGACTTCTGGCCGTTGGCGCCCATCTTGAAGAAGCTGATGCCGAGGCGCTCCATCTCCTTGGCCGCCTGGGCGCTAGGAGACATCAGGTTGGTCAGCATGCCGCGCAGGTTGGTGCCCGCACGTTCACCGTCGATGCCCGCCTGATTGAAGACGGACAGGGTGTCCACGGTGTCCTCGAAGGACACACCCAGCGATGAGGCGAGTGGGCCGACGTAGGACAGGGCGTTGCCCATCTCCGAGACGCCGGACACGGTGGCGTTCGCCGCGCGAGACAGGTAGTCCGCAGCCTTCCCGGCAGTCAACGTCGGCGTGTGGAATGTGCCGACGTTGTCGACGTAGCCCTTGGACTCCTTGTTGAAGATCGTCAACGTGGTCGACAGGATCTTCGCGGACTCGTCCAGGTCGATGGTGCCAGCAGCGGCCAGGACGAGCGAAGCCGTCAGGTCTCCACCTAGGACGTTGGCGGTGCCGCGACCGGCCTTGAGGAGGGACTCCTGGGCTTTGGCTACCTCAAGGGCGGTAAAGCCGTACTTCTGACCGGCTTCCAGCCCCTGCCTCTTCAGTGCCGCGAAGCCGATGTCAGAGCGGCCGAACTCATCAGAGACGGCCCGGACGTGCGCCATCTTCTTCTCGAAGTCCAGGAACGCCTTGACGGCCAGGCCGAGGGTGACGGGGATGCCGACACCCAACGCCAGTCCGCGCATCGACCGCACCGTGCCAGCCAGACTGCTCATCGCGCCGCGCTGCGCCCGCCCGATGCCCGACATGGCTGCCGCCGACTTGGCGTTCGTGGCCGTGACAGCGGCGCCGAGCGCGTTCGTGGCCGCCATCGCCTCGGCCATCGCGGCGCGATACTGACCCACCATGCCGATGAGGCGAACGATTACGGTGCGGTCAGCCATCGGAAGCCCCCTTCACGGCGTAGATGCGGAGTCCGGCCATGGGTGCTTCCTGTTGAGACAGTGCTTCGCGGCGCCACTCGATGACCTGGCAGGCGCGGCACGTCATCTCCGCCGCCTCGTACCGGCGCATGTCGGCGCCGATCGTCTCGTCCAGGTGGTGCCCGCAGGACTCGCAGAGCAGGTTCTTCTCGCTCTGCCACTCCAGCGCCAGTGCGGTGTCGCCCGGCGTCCACATTGGCTCGCCAGCTTCTACGACACGACCCGTGAACACCGAGTGCGGTATCCCTAGGGGGACGCAGTAGTCGAGCTGTTCTTTGAGTCTGCCTGCCGAAGGATCTCGGAGGCGCGCAGCGATTTTGGGGTCTCGGCCACCATCGCGTTCGCCGTCATGCAGGTTCCCCAGATGCGGGTGACCTGGCCGTTGGACCACTTCTGGTGAATCTCGGTCCACTCCGCGAGGTCGCCCGTCAGTTCCTTGGGCTCGATGCAGGAGGCCGCCATCAGTGCGGGCGGAAAGGTCTCCGGGTTCCACTCCAGATCGGCGTCGACGGGCAGCCCCAGTCGCGCCTTGAGTTCCGGCGTAGCGGGATGCGCGGCCAGCAGCAGTGCGAAGTCGCCCTGGCCCAGCCCCTCGAACCGGAACAGCACTTCGGACTCGCGGGCTTCGGCTTCCAGCGCCTGAATCTGGCGGGCGATGGACGGGGCGATCGGATCGCGGTTCTCCCACTCATCCGCCCTGGCCTCGCGCGCCATGTCTTCTTCCAGCCGCGCAACCTCATCCAGCAGATCGCCCCGGAGGGTGACCCGCACGGAACGTACGACGTTGCGCCGGATCGTCTTGAGGTGCGCCCAGGACGCCCCCGCCGACGCCACAGGCGGGATGACCACCTGTGGCGCTGCGGCGAAGATACCTGCGTCCTGAGCTGCCCCAGTCGGTTCGCTCATGCGGCAACCGCGTTGATGACGGGTGCGGCCGGGAGCGCGAAGGTGACCTTGAACACCTGCGCCTTGTTCGGACCCTCGGAGTCTGCGCCAGCGGCGGTGACCACGGCGGTCCAGACCTCGCAGCGGTCGGCGGCGGTCGCGGTGGCGGCACCGGAGGCCCAGCCCATCGGTGCGACGACCAGGTAGCCACGCGTGCCGCGAGGCAGGGTGGTGAACGCGGTGTCCGACGCGCCGACCGAGTCACGCAGGAAGGTGACCTCCAGCGTGGCGTCGTAGGTGCCGACGTCCGTCTTGTTGAACGTGTCCGTCGCGTCGGCGGTGTCGGTCTCGTTGCCGGTGACTGTCCGGTTGAGACCGTCCTGCCGAAGCCACGGCGTGAGATCGACGCCCGCGTTGATCTGCGTGGCGGTCGGCGCGGAGACTGACGACAAGGTCGTCACCCACCGGATCTTTCCGGTACCAGGAAACATAAGCCGAGACATGGGCGGTACTCCTTACTGCTGAGGCGACGCCTGCTCGGCGGTCGGCACTGGCGGAACTCGCGGCGGGTTCGCCACGGGCGCTGCGACGGGAGGAACCTCGGGTACGACCTCGGACCAACCGCTGCGCCCCCAGGCGGGCAGGGAGCTGCGGTGGACCGGGTTGGTCGAGACGCCGACCTCGGGGTGTTCGATGAAGACCCAGCCGTCTGGCAGGGGCTGGTCGGGAAGCGGTTCCATGGGATTGCCCCTTTGCTCAGGCGGGCGTGGATAGAAGGTCGAAAATCTGGACGACGTAAAACATCGGAGCGCCCTCGCCGAAGTCGAGGTCACGCTCAACGGGGCGAGTCAGCACGTGGCCGATCGGCGCCCCGGGCCGCAGCCACCGACGACCGGCTGGCGGCGGGAGGAGCTGGCCGACCAGTGCGGCGCGCACCTTGTCGGCGAACCACTCGGCCTGCTCTGGCGCGGTGCCGACAGAGGTGACCTGTACCTCTTGCTCCACGTCGGCGTACTGGTCGGCCGACGTGCCGGTGGTGGTCGCCGATCCGGCGTAGACCACCGAATAGGGCGCCGACCCGAGTGGATCGGTCGGCCCCATTCCTCGGTGGACGGCGATGTGCGCGGCGACCAACGCGTCCATCACCACGTCGGTGTGCGTGCGTAGCGCAACGCTCACAGTGCGACCAGTGCCGACTTGACGCCGGAGGTGGCGGAGTAGGCGACGGACCCCAGGCCGGTGGACGGATCGAGGTAGTCCGCCGACAGGGGGATCCACACCTCAGTCGGCACGACGTTGCCCGAGCCGGTGCCCGCTCCACACGCGACGACCTTCTGCGGGTAGGCATCGCCCGAGCCGAGGTTGCCGGGGGTGTCCAGCGTGACGTTGATCGAGCTGGCCGAGGTGTTGCGCACGATCAGCGCGTAGCCGGGCTGGGTCGGGAACGTGTCGGTCGACGCCACGTTGTTGAACGTCGGCGGAGTGCCCGCCGTGGCAAGGGACTGAACAACCATGAGCGTCACGACGGACTCCTTTTGGGCATGGCGAAGGAAGCGCAACGAGGTTGCGCTACTGAGTTGCGCTACCGCCCGCCCTCGCCGGGGGTAGCTACTGCGCCCACGCTGTGCCGCTCTGTGGGCTTGACTGACTACCGAGGAGGTGGGCGCAGGGCCTACGGAGCGATCGGCCGTGCCGCGTTATGCGATCGGCGCGTTGTAGCGACTCGGGTTGCTGGTCCGCATGCTGACGCCGCCACCAGCGAGCAGCGCATACGCGGCGGCGCCCAGCTCGGCCATGAAGATGGGCGCCTGCGCCATTGCGGCCGGGCCGCCGCCAGGGTGGGCGCCGGAGTTGACGGAGCCGAACTCGATGATGTGACCGAGGCTGCCCTGGTCACCCTTGATGGGTCCGATCTCCGCTTCGGTCTCACCCTTCATCTCGTGGGTGATCTGACTGGGCAGGTTCGGCAAGTGTGTGCTGCCGCCCCAGGGGGCGACGGATCTCCACTTGTCGATGAGGCTGCCCGCGTTCGATTCGACAACAGCCGCAGCTACCGGCCCGATGGCGGCGGCGGCGGCACCGAAGCTGGCGGCAAGGGATTCCAGGGTGTCGGCCACGACGATGACCCCCCAAATGAGATGCAATGACATAAGGTGACGAGCCAAAAGGCCCTAGCGGAAGGTGAGGACCATGGCACGCAGTGCTACCAAGGCGGCCCGCGAGATCGCTCCTATGTACTACGACTACGAGGAAGTGACTCCGGAACGGGCTGGCAACTGGCTGGACGGCATGAAGCTGAACGTGCGGCCCATCAAGAAGACCAAGCTGGCCGAGATGGTGCGCGACATCAAGGGCGGTCGCTGGCGGCGCAACGGGGCCACTCTCAAGCAGGCCCCCAACGGTGAGCTGATCGACGGGCAGCACCGCGCGCTGGCGGTGGTCGAGGCCGACGTGCCGGTGTGGCACGACATCGCGTACAACGTGCCGTTCGACGCGATGCCCACCATCGACACCGGCAGCGCGCGCACCTTCGGCGACGTGCTCAAGCTGGGCGGCGAGTCAGACGTGTTGCGCCTGGGCGCCATCACCAAACGCGTCCTGATGTGGAAGCAGGGCTACAAGTACAAGGCCAATGTGCCGGGCGTGACGCCGTCCCATTCGGAGCTGGGCATGTTCTTCGAGGTCCATCGCGGTGAGCTGCGGCTGGCGACCGCACGTGGCGATGACATCCACCGGCTCGGCCTGTGCAATCCCACCTCGGCGGCGACCGCGTTCTACCTGTTCGCCGAGATCGAGTACGACCAGGCGAACCTGTTCATGGACATGCTGATCGACGGCGAGAACCTGACGCGCGGCAATCCGATCTGGGCGATCCGCCAGCGGCTGATGCGTGAGGCAGCACGACAGGGGAGAAGACTGATGAACCCTGACGCGGTGCGAGTAGGCCCCTCCGAGCAACTAGCGCTCATCATCCACGGCTGGAACCTGTGGCGGCGCGACGAAGAAGTGGACAAGGTCCACATCGTCTACAGCGCGAGCGGCAAGGGGTCCAACCTGCCGCTGACCAACGCGAATTTCCCCGACCCGAAGTAGCTAGTCGGTCGGCACAGGTGGGACCGGCCCCGGAATCAGTGGTGGCGCGTTGCACACGACGGGTGGCCGGTCGGCGACGTCGTGCGTGGCGTCGATGAGCGTGCCCAGCAGCACGAGCGCGACGCCCTGCGCGATGATGACGACGCCCAACAGGAAGGCGACGAGCGGACTGGGGATGAAGCTGCGTCGCATGAACGGCTCAGGACTCGACGGACCCATGACCGGCCTCCCATTGTTCGAGCTGCTGCTTGATGTCATCCAGCGCGGCCATCACGAGCCGGTCGTCGGCCGCCTCACTGGCCGCCCAGTCGGACTTGACGTTGGCGTAGATGGACGCGGTGATGACGAAGAACACCGAGTCGCGCCACCAGAACCACGCCGGGATCAGCAGCAGGATCCAGATCATCGAGCAGGTGCGGTGAAACCAGATCCGGCGCTGCACTAGAGCACCTCGCAGATCAGTCGCCGGGCGGTGGTGAAGGTGCCCACGTTGACGGCGCGCACCATGAGCACCTGGCCGTCGAGGCGGTCATCGCTGGACGTGGCCACGGTGACGCGGTCTCCGGCGCGGATATCAGTGGAACTGATGGGGATGGACACGATCGGCGTCACGCGCGAGACCGCCGTCTCCCCGGCGCCGACGTCGCCGACCGATGTGCCAGCCTCGGCCTTGACGCGACACTTGCCGGTGTAGACCGTCGTGGACGTCTTGACCATCTGCCCGGTGTTCGGGTTGAGGGTGCCGGTCGTCGCCAGCCGCACGATCGTGCAGGTGTCGGTCATGATCCGCTCGGCCGCCGCCCGCCCCCGCGCGGAGATGCTCCCGGCGCTCATCGGCCGAGCCGCACGCTATGGGCGCCCTGGCCGTAGCACGTCTTGAGCGCCTTGAGGGCCAGCGCGGCGGGGGTGCTGACCGCGTCGCCTCGGCGCCACGCGTAGTCGTCAATGGACTCGTAGTGGGTGCCGTCCGGGCTGGTGTAGACCTCGGCGGCGAGCATCATGCAGCAGCCTTTGACGTCGTCGGGGATCGTCGCGTAGCCGTGCTCGTACACCACTCGCACACTGGCTGGCCACACGTAGCCGAGATAGGGCAGCGCGGGGGAGCCGTTGAGCCGGGCCGACCCGCCGAGCCAGGTGAGTACGCCCCCCGAGCGCATCCAGGTCGAGCCGAGCGTCTGAGTGATCGGGACGGTCTCGCCGTAGCCGGTCGTGGCGACGGAGGCGACTGATAGGACCGGCCGCTGCGGCAGGACCAGCAGACTGTCGCCGCCCGGCAGGACGACGTCGTCGGCGGCCACGTAGGTGAACATCTGGCCGCAGGCGCCCTGGATCCGGGCGGTGGCGTAGTTCAGCGCCAGTGTGGCCGCCGAGTTGCTGACGGTCGCCTGCATGTGGTTGGCGAACTCCTGCACCGTGGCGAAGGCGGTCACGTCGGCCCCCTCTACATAGGCGTGATGGTGATCTGCGCGACCGACGTGCCGAGCCACGGACCGGAGATGCCGGGGATCACGTAGTAGGTGCCGGGCGGGATGCCGCCGATGGTGAAGGTCAGTTCGCCGTCGTTGACGACCGTCGCGGTGGCGTAGCCGGTGGGCGGGCCGGGCGGGATGGTGTCTCCGTAGTCGGAGGTGAAGAAGCCGACCTTGACTACGCCGCCGAAGTAGTCGAACCCGTAGCCAGTGGCGGTGACCGGGTCCATGCCCGCCGCGACCGACATGGTGACCGGGTCGATCTCCTCGATGTGCGCGATCAGTGCCGGGTCGTAGAAGGCAAACAGCGGGATCGAGTTGAGGGTGCCGCCCGTGGTGGTCAATGCGAACGGGAACTTGTCGGTGACGCCGGAGGACTCCGCATGGACCGGGGAGGCGAAGACGACCTGTTCGCCGTCGTCACCGATCGTGGTCGGCGTGACGGGAACCTCGGCCACGGTGAGCCCCAGTAGTTCGCGCAACCAACTGCCGCCGAACGTGACGGTCGCACCGCCACCCATGGGCACGATTGTCGGGTTGACCGTGTCGACCTCGGGCACCGGGTAGCCGACCTCAATCTCGTGACCACGAACCAGAACGTTGATCGAACCGGCCGTCAGCTCGACGTCGGCGTAGAAGATCAGCTTGTCGCCCTGTGTCCCGAACTCCACCTCATCGACGTCAATCCAGCCAGTGCTATAGGCACCGACCCGATGCCCGCCAGTCTCGGGGACGTAGGCGGACGTGGCGAGGAACTGGTAGCCGCCCAGCTCGGTGTCGAGAAAGACGTTGACGGGGCCGGGGGTATCAGTGGCGACGTCGTTGGTGAAGTCGAGCTTGTAGCCGGTGAGGACGATGCGTGAGGTCTCTCCGGCCTCCCACAACTCCCAGTAGGACGGCAGCGCTCCGATGCCGAGCGTGTAGAACTTGAACACCTCGGCCACGACGGCTCCTCACGTAACGGGACTGGTGACCCCTAGCGCTTGGGGTGAGGTGAAGCCGGAGCCGGTCGGGCTGGTCTGCCCGCTCGCGGCGCCGGTGCTGCCCGTGTCGGCCGGGCTGGTTGTGCCGGTCGCCGGTGCCACCTGGTTCAGGGCGGCGACCCCAGCGCTGCCCACCGCCGCGACAACGGTTGTTGCGGCCAGCCCGACGCGCCCCGTGGTTGCCGAGCTGACCAGTCCTGTGGTGATCGTTGCGGCGGCGGGCGCCGCCCGCGTGCTGGTCCCGAGCCCGCTCAGCGAGCCGCTGGCGGCACAGAGGCCGGTTCCGACGCGTCCGTAGCCACCGGAGGCCGACAGCCCCGTGGTGACTGCCAGGCTGGCCGCACCGCGCCCGCCACGGCGACCAGACGACGTGCAGCTCGTGGCGGCTGAGGTGCTACCGGACCCGCCAACCGTGCTGCCGGACACGCAGGTCACGCTGCTACTGGCTGCGATGGAACCAGTCCCGCCGCTGGTGCGAGTACCTGGCCCGGAATTTATGCCAGCGGATATGCCAGCCGTGGCGACCCCACCGGCACCCTTGACGCCAGCGGACGTGGCGCCGCTGGTCGCCGACATGCTGGCCGACCCCGTGCGGGCTGACGAGCCGGTAGAGCTGCCTGCGGTGGTGCTGGCCGAACTGACGCTGCCGGTGGTGGCCTTGCTGCCCGAGCCGGTCAGGTTGGTCGTGGCGTCGACCGTGCCCGTGCCGTCGAGCGCGGGTGCGACGGCCGGGCCGATCCAGGCGTCCACACTGCTGAACGCGACGTCATCGAGATAGAGACCGCCCGCCCTGGTGGCGGAGGCGGAGCTGATGATTCCGACCCGAAGCGCATTGCACGCGGGCGCAGTGTTGAGCCCCGTCGCGGTGATGGTGTCGTCGGGAGGGCCGGTGGAGTCCGCAGTGGTCCACAAGCGAGCCTCGGCGCTGCCGTCATTGCTCGCGCCTGCCGTCCACCTCAGCTCCAGCCGCACCCAGGTGTCGAACGGAACCACCACGGTGCCATTCAGGGCGAATGAGGTACCGCCAGTGCCGCCGAAGAGGTCCATGCGCCCACCGCTGGCGCCAGAGGCGGTCCTGAGCCGGATCGACGCGAGGATGTAGTTCGACAGCGGATTCAAGAAGCCCAGCCGCAGTATCTGAGTCGAGCCCAGGCCCGCTGGAGGTCGGCCCGTCGCGGTCGGCAGATAGAGGTAGGCGCGAGCGTAGGCGACGGGGGCACCCCCAGCCGACCAGTCGGTCGGTCCCGTCGCCCAGCGAACCTCGGGGCCAGTGCCACTAGCGACCTTGTCGAACTTCCCCGACAAGGCGCCATGCGCGGCGTGAGCGTCGCTGTACTGGACGGTCTGCGTCGACCCGTCTGTGGCTGTCCACGCATCGTCGCCCGCTGGCGGCGTATCAGCAGTGCTGATCGTGGCGCCCGTGGTGCCGCCCTCAAACGAGAAGCGGCGCGTGCTCTGCGCAAAGCCAGAGCCGGTTAGGTCCGTGGCTTCGGTGATCTCGCCGCTGCCAGAGAAGGTGTCAGGGGGGCCAGTCGGCCCCCGCAAGAGCAGTAGCAGGGACATGGCTTGCCCCCTACGCCGCAGTGACCTCGAACGTGGCGAGCGTGGTGCTCTTGACTCCGATGGAGTTGTAGGTGACCACGTCGTAGAGGCCGACCGGCGCGAGATCGGTAGGAACGGTGAAGGTGATCTGCGTATCGGAGTCGATCACGCCGCCGAACGTCGAGACGGGAACGCCCGCGACCTCGAACGCGATATAGCCGGTGGCGTAGGGCGTCTCGAACCGCTCGCCGGTGATGACGACGACCTGGTCGCCGGTGTCTTCCTCGGCGCTGGTAGGCGCCACTGAGGTGACCTCGGCAATGTCGGCCGGGTCGTAGAAGGACACGTCCTGCCAGTCGACCACGCCGTATGGCGTCATCACCACGAACGGGACCGTGCCGGACACGTGCTCTGGTTGAGTGAATGTCAGTGACAGGCCATCGGGCGCAACCACGGGAGGCGGGTCGATGAGCACGTTGTCGAGGCGGACGAACGTCAGGCCGGGAACGAACAAGTTTCCGAAGAGAGTGACCTCCTCTTCGGTGTTCGCCAGCAGCACCATCCTCGCGTCCGCTTCTGTTGTGCCGAAGCCGCTGACATCAGGACGGAAGCAGGGGATCGAGTCTCCCGGCGTGAACAGGTAGCCCTGCGCGTTGAGCGAAACGCCGACAACCTGCTTCATCTTGGTGGCATCGGGCAGTGCGTCGTCGGTGTCGCCCCCGGTGCCGAGATAGAGCACCATGCCCGGCTGGTTGCCGGTGACTGCCGTGTTGATCCCGGCACAGTAGACGGTGGCTGGATCGTCGGCAGCGACATTGGCGAGCACGAAGCCGTGAGCGGAGTGCAGGGCAAGACCGTTGTCGGCCAGCCGGACCTTGTCGGTGCCGTCGTACCAGATGTTGACCAGCGAGCCCTCGTACAGCTCCTCCGACGCGGTGTAGGTGAATGGTTCGGTCGTCGTTCCGCCGCCACCACTTGCGGCGTGCGCCGTGGTGGCGGAGGTGCGCGTCATGTCGAAATCCAGAGGTAGATGGCACTCTCGCCGATGACGTCGGCCTTCATCCAGATGGCATCAGTGTTGGCGATGTCAAGGGAGATGGTGTCACCGGCTGCCAGCGGAAGGCCGGGGGCACCGAACGGCTGCCCGGCGACATAAACGTCACCAGTGTTGGTGCGCAACGCCTTGATCGTGACCGAGAGACAGGCATGGTCGCCGAGCTGAATCCAATCGGCAGCCGGATCGCCCGCCGTGTACGCATCGGCGGTGACAAGGAGGTCCACTGGTGCTGCTGGCGCCAATGTGACTGGCAGTGGATTGTCTGCGTCCACATCGACGTAGGTGCCATCGGTGCCGAAGCCAGTCTTGGACCGCGCCACCTTGACACCATCGGCCACGCCGCCGCTGATCTCGTCCGTGGCGATCGGGTCGGTGCCATCCTGGAAACTGTTGTCGGGCACGACGCCTCCTTATGTCAGGTTGACGTCGATGTCGGTGAAGCTGTACGTGCCCTGGCCGCCGAAGGTTTCGCTGGCCGAGAGGGCGGCGCCGCCGTAGAAGGTGCCACTCGTCGCAGCGGACCACAGTCCGAAGTGAGTGATCGTGGTGCTGGCCGGTACGTCGAACACCGGGTTGGCGTTGTTGTCGAGGTTGGCACTGCTGGCGGCGTTCCACGTGACGCTCTTGCGCGCGTACGCGGGGGAGCCGCCGTTGACTTCGCTGGTGCCGCTGGACCCTGGATCGGCGGTGTGCAAGCTGACGTACCCCGCGAGGGTGCCCAGGTGGTCGAGCATGACGTTCTTGGCCGTGGCGTTCAGGCCCATTGGAACCTCCCATGTGGGCACAGCACGGCGAGACTGGTCTCTCCTACGTCGCATCTCGCCGTGCTGTGCGATCAGTTACGCGGCTGGCTCGACAATCAGCCACGCCACTACGGAGGTGTCAGTGGCCTCGGACGACGTGATCGTGAACGACGTGGCCGCCGTCCGAGCCGTGACCGCCAGCGCTGCCGGAACAGTGATGGTCCCCAGCGACTGTGCGGTCAGTTGGATACGCGAGCTGGCCGAGACGGCGGTAGTCGAAACCACCGCCGCTCCGCCGACCAGTGTCGCCACGCCCATCCGAGCGTTGCTGCCCTCCTTGATCGCCACGCCCTTGCCTGCCGTGGCTATCGAGAGGCCGCCCCCGGTGATCGTCTGATCGCCGGTTCTAGTGCCCGCCGCGTCAGCATTGGCTGCTGCCGCGAGGGAGTTATGCGCGGCCAGGTGGGCGGACGTGACGAAGGTGTCGTCGTCAACCCAGTCGGACTTGAGTGTCATGGCTTACGCCGGAACAGTCAGGCCGACGATCTTGGCGTGCGTGCGCTCGTTGCCGTAGTTCAGGCCGACCTCGCCGTAGAGCTGGATGCGGTCCTTGGCGCCCGTCTTGCCGAGAGGCTCGGCGAAAAAGTGCCCCTTGCCGGGGATCTCCAGGTAGACCGGCTTGCACTGGTCCAGGGAGACGACGGCGAGCGTGTCGGGCGGCATGTGCCGGTCGAGCATGATGTTCACCGTGCCGAAGTCGCTGATGATCGTGCTGACAGCGACACCGCCGACCGTCCGCGACGTCTCCTGGCGGCTGCCGTAGCTGGCGCCGGTGATGTACAGGTCGGTCAGCGCCGACTTGAGCTGCGGCGGGCAGAGCAGTGTGGACGTCTCGGTGTCCATCAGGCCACCGTTGAGGTAGGCGAGCTGGAGCACCGCGTTGACGTGCGCCTTGGTGAGCGCCGACCGCTTCTGGACGGTGACGGTGCCGTCCGCGCTGATGTTGACCGGCGTGCCAGCGGTGCCGGGCGTCGTGCTCACCTTGAACGCGTTGGCCGTCAGGCCGCTGGAGACCACGTAGTACGTCGTGGTGGTCGAGAGCGGCGTAGCGGTACCCACGGAGGTGAACATGACCTGGTCGCCTGCGCTCAGCCCATGGCTGGTCGCCGCGATCAGGTCGGTCGACGCGGTCGCCGTCGTGGCCGCACCACCGGGAACAGCGGCGGAGGCGTTGACCACATTGGTGACGATGGCCTCCAGGAGGCCACGAGTCATGCGCGGCGTGACGTTGTCGGTCGGGTTCTGGTAGGTGCCCTTGAGGAAGGAGACCTCGATGTCGCGCACCATCTGCTTGAGGTACTGGAGCACCTGCCAGTCCAGCTCGTCGGTGACCGGGTTGGACTTACCGGCCGTGGCGAGCCCTGCGGTGTCCCCGATGGCGGCCTGCTTGGTGTAGGTCACACCAGTCGCCTCGTGGTGGATTTGCGTCACGTTGTTGGCTGTCCCGCGCACCCGGATCTGGTCGGCCGGTGCGTCCTGGCCCTCCAGGGCCACGTTGATCCCGGCGTCACGCAGGTCGAAGTTGGACCACTCGAAGCTCTTGGATGTGGTCGCCTGGCCGCCCGAGAGTCCGCCGATGGCGGAGAAGAACGGCGTGTCGGCGGGCGTCAACGCGTAGAGGATGCCCGTGTAGTTCGGAAGGTTGAAGGTCGTACCGAGTGCGGTGAGTCCGCTCATGCCCGGTCATCCCCTTTCAGGACTAGGGCACGGCGCAGGGCCGCCCCGTTAGGTGGTGGGTGTCTGGAACTTCTGGTTCTGAAGCGCGACGAACTCCGCGACGTTGCCCGTCTTCTGGGCCTCGGCGATCCGCGCCGCCAAGTCCTTCGGCTGGCCGCCACGTGTGCCGCCATCGCCATTGGCCGTCCACTTCTTCGGCGTCCCGCTGGCGAGGTAGGGCCGGGCCTTGAGCAGCTCGGCGAGCGCATGGTTGATGGCATCGGGGTCCGGCTGGCCGTTGTCGAGGAAGTCATCCACGTTGGCCGCGAGGAACATGCGCGCGTCGGCCGGATCGGCGAATGCCTTGGCGGCGAGCACCTCGACGCGGTCGAGCGCCCGATCCTTGGCAACCTCGGCGCGGGCCTCGTTGCGCGCGGCCTCGCGGATCTGCTCGGGTGTTGGTGCGTTGTCGTCGGCTGCCGGTGGCGCGGTGGCCTTGGCTTGCAGTGCGGCGACCTTCGCCTCGGCGACCTTGCGCAGGTTCTTCTCGTGGAAGTGCTTGGACTTCAGCAGCTTCAGCTCGGCGGCCAGGTCGTTGGGCTCAGGCGGATCGGTGTCCCCTTCGGGCGGATCGGCCGGGGCCGGATCGTCGCCGGTTCCGGGGTCGTTGGGCGCACCGGAGTCGGGCGCCGGAAGCTGAGGCGGATCGACAGCTCCACCCTGGATCTGGTAAATCGGCAGTCCGTTCTTGCGGTAGCCGAGCAGGACTGGCTCATCGAATGCGTCTGACATGGCGAGAACTCCCGTTGCGGGATGGGATCGCGCGTTACGCGCGACTAGCGGTAATGTCCGGCTCCACGAGGGAGACGGGAGAAGCGGCAATGACTAACGAGCTGTCCGACAAGCCGCACAAGCTGGCGGCAGTCCTGCGCAACTACATCGAGCAAGGCGGTTACCACGCGGGCAGTCAGATTCCGTCGCACCGCAAACTCGCAGTGCTCTACGGGGTGAGCGTCGAGACGGCCAGCAAAGCCGTTCAGCTCCTCATTGACGACGGAGTCCTTGTCGGCGGCCAGCGCCACGAAGGCACCCACGTGGCATTCCTGCGGGTGGTTCCGTAGGGCTAGGTGATGTAGCCGAATCGCCGTAGTAGCCGCAGGATCTCCGCGCGGTCGCTGGCCAGCGCGTAGATCGCATCTGGCGTGAGTCGGCGAGCACCAGGGGTGCGGCGTAGACCCTGGCTTGCCAGTCCGCGCCGCGTCATGCCCTCGTTGGTGAAGCGGCCGGAGGTGATGGCGCCTCGATGCGTGATGGCCGTCTCGCCACTGCCGGTAACGAATGAACCCGCTGTCGACATGCCGCGACGAGCGTTGACCACCTGGAAGATGTCGGCGCCATCGTTGATGGCTGCGGCGCCCGCCTTGGTGAAGATGCGGCGTTGCTCGGCGGCGGAGAGGGAGTCGAAATACTCCATCGGGTTGCGGACCATCTGGTTGGCGAGCCTCTTATCTCCGAGGGGCAAATTGATGCAGTCACACCTCGGGTGGCGGAGGAAGGCCCTTTCGTTGCTGGTGATCTTTCCCGCCAGAACGGCGCAGCGCCCGCATGATGGCGGCGTCAGTGTGCGGACGAACCACTGAATGTCCTTGCGGGTATTGGAGTCCACGGAGATGCCGACGCGGGCTGCGTCGGCTACCTGGGTCTCGAGAATTCGCTCCATGGAGGACAGTCCGATTCGCATGGCTTCATCGAGTGCCTGTCCGTCGCCGAGTCTGGTGATGACGTCGTCTATCGGCTGGTAGAGCAGGCTGGCCAGCGGACGGCCATCGGAGGCCATGCCCGCTAGGGCTTCAGCAACGAACGCGCCCTGGGCATCGCTCGGATCCAGATCCTGTAGTGCCATCGCGGCGGACACGAATGGCGTAGCACCCTGGGCGGCGGCGAGTTGTGCGGCGGACACGGCCACCAGCGCCCGCCTGCCGATACCGCCGTCCCAGCTCTGGGTGAGCGCGGCCGGATCGAGCTGCCGCCAGAGGCGGGCGAGGACGAGCCTGGCCGCGAGGGAGATGCGGTTGATCCGCTGACGCTGGCGGGCCGCGAGCTGTTCCAGTTCCGCCGCGACCGTCGCCACGTCAGCGCTTCACCGGCTTGGGCTGGGTGCCGAGCGACTTACGCGGCGGTCCCACATTGGCGCCACCGGGCTTCGGCGGGCCGGGCTTAGGTCGCGCTCCGTTCGGTTGTCCAGGCATCGGAGCCGGTGCTGGCGCGGCGTCTGCCGTCTTCTTGATGAGTTCGATGTCGGCGCGCTGCTGCTCGTCCTGCATGCGCTGCATCTCCTCGATCTCCGAGTCGGTGAAGCCGTACTTGCGCCAGAGCATCTTGTCCGGCACGTGCAGCATCGTGGCGAGCTTGCCGAGCGCGTCCGCCAGCTCGGCCTCGCTGCGGGACTCCGGATCCTGCCAATCCACTGTGGCAGTCCGCATGTCATCGGCCTTGCCCTTGTTGCTCTGGGCGAGGGCGACGAGCTGGGCCACCTCTCTGATGGCTTCGCCGAAGTAGAGTTGCTTTTCGCGGACTGTCTTGATGAGGCCGGTCTCGGCGGCCTTGAGTGCGTCGGCGCTCAGGTTGGCCATCTTGCCGACCAGGTAGTGCGGCGGTGTGCGGGTCTGCGCGGCGATGTGTCCTACCGCGACCTCGATGACGTCGGTGTAGTTGTGCAGGTCGGCCGCGGCCCATTGGCCGATCTTGGCCTCGGGGTCTTCCAGCCAGATGACGCGGTCGACGGCGACGGGGTCGATGTCGATCTTCTCGTGGCCGACGACGTCGCCCGCGTCGTTGGTGATGGCGCGCTTGGGCACCTCCATGCCGAGCACGACGCGCTGCGGGAACGCCGCGAAGTCCGAAGCGGTCAGCAGGTGCGACCAGATCAGGTTCACGGCGTTCTGGAGCGGGATCACGTTGGTGATCTCGCTGACCGGCTCGCTGGCCAGCCGCGCCCGGTTGGGCAGCTCAACCATCGGCACGACACCCATCGGGTTGACGTGCGGGTTGGCCGCGTCGGCGACGTCACGCAGGTTCCAGGTGAGCGCCCCGCCATGCGCCACGCCAGCACCCAGACGCTCCTCGCGCGGGAGGATGTGGCTGGTGCTGCGCTCGAACTTCCACATCGAGTCGGCGAGGTAGAGCGTGGCGTACTCGACGTTCGTGTCACGGTCGACCCAGGACTTGAGGGCAGCCTTGCGCTTGCGGCGACTGCCCGGCTCGTAGCCGACGATGGCTTCCTGCGCGGACTCGAAGGTGACCTCCGGGGTGTCCTCATCATCGGGGTTGCCCCAGACGAGCGCGTAGGAGCAGCGCTGCGCGAGTGCGTCCACGAAGGCCAGCCCGCTGTCGGCGTCGAGGCCGTTGCGCTGCCAGACGTCCCAGAAGTCCTTGTCGGCGGCCTCCTCGCCGATGCGCACGCCGGTCACGACGAGCCGTTCGGCCTTGGAGTCGACCACGACGCTGCACCAGTTGTCGCAGAAGCTCTCGAACAGCCTGCCCCAGTACTTAGCGAACTGCGGCGTGGCGAATTCGAGCGGGTGCTTGCCGTCGTAGTAGTCCGAGCAGACCTTCAGGACGCCCTGGCGGCCCATGAGCCGCTGGTAGAGCAGGTCAAGGAGTCGGACGGCCTCCTCCTTGGACGTG